TACTTTCGTGTTCATCGACAACAGCATTCGAGGCCGTAACCCTCTCCATCAGCGGCACAACGATAACGGTAAACACAGCAGCCACAGCAACTCTATCAGCCAACATCAACGCATTTGCAGACGGATGCGGCTTGATCGCAGTCGGGTCTAGCTTTGTCACAAGCTATACAGTAACCACACCAGAAGCGCAGATTCGGGCGCTTTCAATAAGTGGGACGACAGTAACCATAGGGAGCGCTACTGTACTTGATGGGACTAATGCGGGGTTGATGGTCAACGCAAATAACACCGGCGTTATCACACTTTCGTGGGCATCAACAACGCTGTACACAAATTACTATGGTGTAAGTGGAACAACGCTAACTACAGGCACAGGTGCCACTTCCTCTTCAGGTACTTATGCCAGTAATGGAATGAAACTAACTGCCCTTGGTACGCGATGGGCGTTTGTTGCCTTCGATGGTACTGCTGGCACTAGAGCAGGAGTTATCTCTTTGTCAGTAACTGTTGTGACAATGAGCATCGTGGTGATGGTAGCAAGTACTGGCGAATATCCAACTGATGCTATGGTTGTTGGCAGTACAAAACTGCTTGTACTGACTGCAAAAAGTAGTGGCAATGCCAACATCCTGACAGACACAGCAGGTGTAGCATCTGCGGGGACTGCGATTACTTTGGATGGTGGGACGACAAAAGCTGCACTTTTTGTAAACGGCACGGATGTGTATGTAGGCAGCTTCCAGACTTACCCCGGCGTGCATCGGGTTGATTGTTCTGGTGCTTCACCAGTTCTCACAAGTTCAACTAGAGCGCAGACAAATAACGGTAATGTGGCATTAACTTCGGTGTCCAATGCTGTTCTTTCTCGCAGTGCGTCAAAAGTATACGGAACAAACTTTGCACAGATCATTGTTTCTGGAACTGCGGGGCAAACATCCATACTTACTGTGAATGCCAGCGGTTTGTCTCAAAGACTCAGCAGCTACCCACAGAACAGTGCAACGCTTACAGCAGAGTGGACACCTTACAGGGGTAAATCAAATTCCGAACGCTGGTGCGCTGATGGCTCAACCGTCATTACAAAAATGGAGTGTGTCGCATGAAAGCCCTAACAACCCCCGGGGCAACTTCGGCCCATTCAAACAACCGGAGTAAAACATGGCAGTAACTAATTTCACCCCCCTCTTGGGTCTGGCACTACCTACCACAGGCGATCTGCAAGGCACATGGGGAACCACGGTCAACACCGCAATCACTACTCTGCTCGACTCAGCGGTTGCTGGTACTACTACGCTCTCTGCGGATGCCGATGTAACCCTGAGTACAACCAACGGCGCAGCCAATCAAGCACGTAACGCAATCATTCTGTGGACGGCCAGCAATGGCGCAACTACCCGCAACATCACGGCCCCCGCGCAGAGCAAGGCATACATCGTCATTAACGCAGGTACTGGTTCTGTTGTTATTCGAGGCGCTGGTCCTACAGCAGGCGTTACGGTAACCTCTGGGTATAAAGCACTTGTGGCTTGGAATGGTTCTGATTTTGTAAGAATTGCTTCTACTTTAGTCAGTCTAACCTCAGAGGTAACGGGAACATTGCCTGTAGCCAATGGCGGCACTGGCGTTACAACATCTACGGGTACTGGCAACAACGTGTTATCAACAAGTCCTACGTTGGTAGCTCCAAATCTTGGCACTCCTACAAGCATAGATTTAACAAATGCTACTGGATTACCTACAGCTAGTATTACAGGCACCGTGGCGGTATTAAATGGCGGTACTGGCCAAACAAGCTATACAAATGGTCAATTGCTTATTGGTAACTCCACGGGCAATACGCTTACAAAAGCAACACTAACTGCTGGCTCTGGCATTAGTATTGCCAGCGGGGCTGGCGCAATTACAATTACAGCAATCGGAAGTCCTACAACGGTTCCAATTGGCGCAGATGTAACTGTTACTAATTATTCATTGACACTGGCTGCTGCACTATCAGTTAATGTTTCATCCACCATTAGAACTCAAATGGTGGCACTTGATGCCACTCGTGAATTAATTTTATTTTTGGGCGCAGCAAATATGCAAGCTGTGGTGTATGACAGCAGCGCGGATGCGTTTGGAGCTGTTGTTCTTGTTAGAACAGCTTCTTTTTCATCTATTCCTATTGTTAGCGAAGCTGCTTTAAGTTTAATTTCATCATCATCGGTATTGGTGTGTTCTTTGGTATCGGGAACAGATGCGCTTCAAACTGTTGTTTTGTCAATTACTAACAGCACAATTACAGTTAACACTGCTGTGGCAACAACATTAGCAGCAAACAATAGCTTGATTAATGCAAATACACGTTTAGTTGCTGTTGGTTCATCTTTTGTTCTTAATTATTTTACTGGTACTGCAACTGGTTTGCCTAAATTTAGAGCAATAACGGTAAGCGGAACAACGCCAACTATAGGTTCAGAACTTGCTTATGCTGGTGGTGATAATTTGCATCATTCGTATGCCTACACTAGTTCTGTTTTATTGCATATAAGTTGCAGTAATACCGCTGTTTATGTTTATCCAATTTCAGTGAGCGGTTCTACTTTAACTGGTGGAACAGCAACAACATTAACGGCATCTGATTTTGACTCATCACTACTACTTAATTCTGGAGTGTTAAGCACCGGGCGTGTAGCTATCGCTTATAAAACATCATTAACAGTTATATCATGCGCTGTGATTTCAGTAACAGGCACCGTGGCATCTTCTTCCATTGCTGCAAACACTCTGGCTACGACCAGTGGGTCTAGTATTTCAATGCAAATTTTTAGCAACCAAGCATTTGTTTATGGTTATGCCTCCACTGGTAATAATGAGATAAAGGTTCTAACAGATACTGCTGGAGTAGCTACGGTAGGGACTGGCAATTCGCCCGGAAATTATCAAATGGTTGGCTATTTAAGCACTGGAAAAGTATTATTATCAAGCGCTATAAGTGCATCCGGTATTCCATATAATTCTTCATATCTTCAATATGGGATTTCTTCTGGAGATGTTGTATTAGAAAAAACCTTTCAAACAACAATAGTCAATGGCACTTTAATTACTAATAGCGCCACCAGTCCTCTTGGAATTGTCAGTGGGGCTCCATATAAATTCCCACTATCTGGACCTCCAAACTCTGGGAATAGATACCCAAGTTCATTTAGTAATTTAAGTTTAAGAACATCAGCTGGTAAAACGTGTTCTATGCAAACGGACGGCCTTCCGTTTACAACAAGTATTGATGGAAATACAGTAGCAAGAAGTCAACAAGCGGGAATTACGATAGCAAATAACTCTGTGTCAGATGCTCTATCTACTGCAACAGGCTGGTTTTTTTACCTAACCTTATCTACTACCTCTTTAATTTTTAATGTAAGAAAGATGGTTTTGTCATGAAAAAGATTATTACTGACGCTGGAAAATTTGGCCCTTACGAAACAGTCGATGTTTTGGAAGACCGCTATCGTGTGAACGGTGCTGCTGACTTGCCTTTTACCGTTATCGGTCAAGGTGAAATAAGCGATGTAGTAGATGGGGACTTCCCCCCGCCATCCACTACGCCATCAGACAAGCAAACAGCCGAACAAGCCGAAGCTGTACGCCAAATTCGCAATGACAAGCTCAAAGAAACCGACTGGCGGTTTCGCAGTGATATGACACCCTCGCAGGCGTGGAAAGATTACTGCCAAGCCCTGCGCGACGTACCAGCACAAGCGGGTTTTCCTTGGACTATCGACTGGCCTGTAGCCCCTTAAAGAGACACTATGAACTGGTCAGACGTACTCAAGGCGGTCATACCCATCATCGTAGCGTCCCTTGCTTGGCTTCTGGGTCAGGTCAATGACTTCTCTACGCGGTTGACTCGAATTGAGGGCGCGATGCCTGCCTTGATTACGAAGGAAGGTATACCAACCGACAGTCCAATTTCTGCGGACAGAAGAGCCATCATGAAAGAGCAATTGATGAACCACATTAACGAACTGCAAGTCAAAGTTAGATTGCTTGAAGAGCGTGAAAAGATGGGGAGAAAATAATGGCTCAGTTTGAACCCGCCTTTGAACAGATGATGCGTGACGAGGGCGGCTACGTCCTTCATGAAGTTCCCGGTGATACCGGAGGCATGACCTACGCTGGCATTGCCAGAAACAAGAACCCGCAGTGGCCCGGCTGGGCGCTCGTAGACAGGAAAGAGTTTGGTGGCTCCCTTACTCCAATGGTGCGTGAGTTCTACCGGGCTGAGTTCTGGGACAAGATGCGCGGCAACGAGATTTCAAACCAAGACGTAGCCAACACCATTTTTAATTTTGGGGTCAACGCTGGCATGGGCATGGCTGTGAAGCTGGCGCAACTCGTTGTAGGTGCTACCCCTGACGGCGGCATTGGCCCGAAGACGGTTGAAAAACTCAATCAGATACCTGACGGTCAGCGGTTCAAAGAATCCTACGCCTTGGCAAAAATTGCACGGTACGTTGAAATATGCAACAAAAACCCTGTGCAGGTTAAGTTCCTCAAGGGTTGGATTAACCGCACGTTGAAAGGTTTAGCATGAGTTTACTTGGCATTGGAGAAATTATCGGAGCCGTTGGCAAGATTGCTGGAGACTTGATTACCACCGACAAGGAGCGGTTGGAGATGGCAATTGAGCAGCGCAAACTTGACCTTGAAGAGAAGAAGCTCGACATGGCCGGGGACATGGCTCAGATTGAGGTGAACAAAGAAGAAGCCAAAAGCAGCAGCTTTTTTGTTTCTGGATGGCGACCTTTTATTGGCTGGGGCTGCGGTATTGCGTTTATTTATTCCGCGCTGATTGAGCCAATTTCCCGCTTTGTTGCAACCACTATTTTCATGTACAGCGGCACTTTCCCAACCATTGATACTGACTTGACCATGCAGGTAATGTTGGGTATGCTTGGCCTCGGCGCAATGCGTTCATACGAGAAGAAGAGTGGCGTTGCCAGCAAATAAAGGTGACCCATGCCACTACAAAAAATTGCATTTAAGCCTGGAGTAAATCGGGAAAACACTCGTTATACAAACGAGGGTGGTTGGTATGAATGCGACAAAGTTCGTTTTCGTCAAGGAACGCCTGAAAAAATTGGCGGCTGGGCTAATTTTGCCGGAGATGTTTTTCTTGGCATTTGCCGTTCTTTGTGGAATTGGATTACCCTTGCAGGGCTAAACTTGGTTGGTGTTGGTACAAACCTGAAATTCTATATTCTGAGTGGTGGTAGCTATTACGACACTACTCCAATCCGCAAAACAATTACGCTGACAAACCCATTCACGGCCACTACGGGGTCTGCGGTTATTGCTGTTTTTGATGTAAAACACGGTTGCGTGCAGGGTGATTTTGTGACGTACAGCGGCGCGGGTATTACAAGCCTTGGTGGAAATATCACGGCTGCGGTGCTCACAAATACATTTCAGGTTGTTTTTATTGACAACAACAACTACACCATCACCGCATCTGCTACAGCCAATAGCTCAGATACCGGACACGGCGGCACAGTCGTAACTCAATACGAAACCAATACTGGCCCGTCTTATCAAATACCGCTTGTCGGCTGGGGTGCTGGCACATGGGGTGGTGGCACCTGGGGCAACGGCTCGGTTACCTCTAGTTCTTTGCAGTTGTGGAACCAGCAGAACTTTGGTGAAGATTTAATCTACGGCCCTCGTGGGCAGGGTATCTACTACTGGAGTGCCAACGTAGGGCTTACGCCTATACAGGTTACTATCAGTATTGCATCGCCCGGTGTTATTACGCTGCCCGTAGGGTTTTCGTTTCCAGACGGTACAACAATCTCATTTACGTCTACAGGCGCATTGCCAACTGGTTTGACCGTAGGGCAGGTGTACTTTGTAGTGAACTCCACGGGTGGCACGTTTAACGTGTCTACTTCTATTCAAGGCACGCCAGTCACTACATCAGGGGGTCAATCAGGCATTCAACGTATTTCCCAGCGCGGCATTGACTTGGCCGATGCTGGTGATAACGATGCCCCGCTGTTCCAGAATTACATATTGGTGTCGGATGCGTTTCGTTTTGTACTGGTGTTTGGCACGAACGACTACGGTGCTGATTACATTGACCCGATGCTAATTCGCTGGTCAGATCAAGAAGACCCGTACACATGGACACCAGCGATTACAAACCAAGCAGGTAGCCTGAAGCTGTCTCATGGCTCATCAATCGTTACCGCCATCCAATCGAGGCAAGAGATTGTGGTGTTTACGGATTCTTCGCTCTATTCGTTGCAGTATGTTGGCCCCCCATATGTATGGACGGCCCAACTGATTGCAGATAATATCTCTATTGTTGGGCCAAATGCTGCCACCATTGCTTCTGGTGCGGTGTATTGGATGGCGGTGGATAAATTCTACAAATACGATGGCCGCGTACAAACACTAAACTGCGACTTACGCAGATATGTGTTTGGTGACTTCAATGTTCTACAAACGCAACAAGTTTACGCAAGTACGAACGAAGGTTTTAATGAAATTTGGTGGTTCTACTGCTCTGAAAATGCCAATCAAAGCGACCTTTATGTTGTATATAACTACTTAGAAAACGTATGGTATTACGGCACTATGGGGCGTTCGGCTTGGCTGGACTCGGGCTTACTACCATTGCCTATTGCTGCTACCTACGACAGTGAACTCGTACAGCATGAAGACGGCGTGGATGCCTATGTATTGGGTAATATTACTGCGTTACCAGCTAACATTTCTTCTTCAGAGTTTGACATTGGTGACGGCCACAACTTTGGTTATGTGTGGCGCGTATTGCCTGACCTGACATTTTCAGGGTCATCCAATGTAGCGGGTACATCAGGTTCCGGCGTACCAACTCCTGCGGTAACCATGACACTTTACCCTATGCAGAACTCAGGGTCTGGCACTGGAAACGCGGCTGAGGCAAGCGTGACCAAAGGCTCCAACTACGTTATTACTGAAGAGTTTACGGGGCAGATATACACCCGCGCTCGTGGCCGTCAGATGATTTTTAAAATCTCATCAGACCAAATTGGCACGACGTGGCAACTGGGTGCGCCTCGACTGGACATCAAACCTGACGGACGTAGGTGACCTATGACAATGCTTCAGAACCGCTCATCACCTAATATCCCACAAGCCCCTGCGGAGTATGATGTTGCGTACATGAATTCGTTGAGCAACGTCATCCGTTTGTTCTTTAACACGATTAATACAGTTCAGCAGTTAAATTTGGCAAGCCTGAATTTCGACTTGCGCACCCTGCCAACTGATGCGGATTACAACAACCTACGCTTAGGCGATGTTTACAGGGATACGCAAGGCGGTACGCTGCAAACAGGCGCGAACATATTGCGAATTAAGGTACCAATTGACCTGCTTGGAGTACGAGGTACGGGGGCGGTAGGCAGTGTTGGGCCTGTTGGAGGCACAATGACTCGAAGTTTAACTGGTGTTTCTGGGGTCGGAAGAGTTGGCACAACGGCTCCTTAATACTAAAATGTAAGATAACCAAGGAGAATATTATGGCTGGTGGTGGTGTTGGCGAAGCAATGCTGATTGGCGCAGCAATGGGCGGCGGCTCTGCCGCTCTTACTGGTGGCGATCCTCTAAAGGGCGCTCTTCTCGGTGGTTTGACTGGCGGTGCTGGCGCGGGTGTTGGTGGCTTTTTGGCGGGTGGGGCAGAAGCTGCTACTTCTACCCTAGCTGCTGCGGCCCCAGAGGCGGCTGGTGCTGCGGGTGGGGCTGGGGGTGCTGCGGGCGGGGCCGGGAGTGCTACAGGTACGGCTATTGGCACTTCGCTTCCACCTTCGGGGGGTATATCGGCGTTAGACGCTAATGGATTTGGCAATGCTGCGGCGTTTAATCCGCCTGTATCAGCGCCCGTTGCCCCGATTCCCACCGCTGCCATTTCCCCCGTCCCTTCTGGAGGCATGTCTGCGTTAGATGCCAATGGACTGGGAAGTACTGCTGGTTATACAGGATCTGCACCAAATGCAGTGCCTTCTGCTGTTACTGCCCCCCCCGCATCGGGTGGAACATTTACCGAAGATATGGCTAAGTTTGCCAATAACCCAATAGCTTCTATTAAGGCCAATCCTTTTACCGCTGGCGCTTCAGCTTTGGCGGGTGCTGTTGGTGCTCGACGGGACTTTCAACCCCCAGACACAAGCTACAACGGGCCATTGAGCCGCTTTAAATTTAACCCAGATACTTACCGCTCTGCTTTTGCTGAAGGCGGCATTACTAATTTGGCTTCTGGTGGATATGACCGGATGATTGGTGAGCAGCCCGACTATCCATCCAACATGGCCCACGGCGGCATTTCGGATCTTGGCAGTTACTCTGATGGTGGCCGCATGCTGCGTGGCCCCGGTGATGGGATGAGCGACAGCATCCCTGGTGTAATTAACGGCAAGCGCCCTGCACGTTTGGCTGACGGCGAGTTTGTAGTACCTGCTGATGTAGTGTCTCATCTAGGAAATGGATCAACTGATGCTGGTGCAAAGCATCTGTATTCAATGATGGACAAAGTTCGTCAAGCCCGTACAGGCCATAAATTCCAAGGCCGTGAAATTAACGCTAATAAATACGTCCCGGCGTAAGGAGAATAATATGAGCTATGGTGGTGTCGCCCCTGGCAGTTCTGTTCCTCAACCCGGCAGTACTGCTCCTCAAAATAATCCCAATCAGTACACGTCTGCAAACCGTACAAACTATGTTCCGGTTGGTGCAAATGGGCAGGTTAACCCGCCAATTTATCAACAGCAAAGCCAAAATTACAACACTGGCAATAACATGAATGTTAGCCAGTACGGCCAACAACCCCAGAATGTTTCCTCGCAAACAATGCAACCTGCACAGCAAACGTCTATGTTTGGCGGTCAAATGCAAGGTGGCGGTTATGGTCAGTTTGGTACAAACAACCCGTACAACCCGAATTCAAATTCATTTTTGAATATAAATCAAAATATAAACCAAGGAACCGAAGCGGAAAAAATTGGTGCATATCGAGACTCCCTCAATAGGGGGTTTAATGATCAACAGATACAAAGTCAAGTAACTGGATTATTTGGCCCACAGACCTCGGCTGATACAAGGTATCTGCAAACTCAAGCGAGACTACCCGTACAGCCTGCGCAACAACAGCAAATTCAGTACGGAGCGCGGCCACCTCAACAGCTAACCTCATCCATGGAGGGGCAACAACAGCCAACGCAAGAAATGATGAATAATTTTCAAAATGCCCAGCAAATGCCAAGGAGCCAACCTGTTTTACAACAATCTTATAGTGGGCAAGGGGCTCTAAATATGGGCTTAGGTGGTAGCGGTGGAAATCTGCAAACTCAAGCGCGACCCCCCGTACAACCTGCGCAAGCTAACTACGGGCCAAGCCAGGCAGTTGTGGGTAGGTCTTCTCAAATACGCAGCACCCCGAACGTCATGCGCCGTGCTGGGGGTGGGATTGCGTCTTTGATCGGCAACGTTAAATGAGCCTGACTGTTCGCCCCGTTGACACTAACCATATCCAGCAAGTCTGGCCTATGGTGCAAGGTTACATCCAGAAAGCTCTTGATGAAAGAGAAGATTTTCCTGATTGGGCAGATGGATACAACATTTCGCATGTACAAATGTTTTTGACTTCAGGGCAGTGGTTGCTTCTGGTAGCGGTGGATGAAGAGCAAACAATTCACGGGGCCATGACGGTTTCGTTTATTAACTACCCTCTACACCGGGTAGCATTTGTGACCACAACGGGTGGTAAATTCATTGCAAACCCAGAGCTTCTGGAACAGCTAAAAACGTTGGTTAAAACTCATGGCGCGACTAAAATACAAGCATTCTGCCGGGAATCTATGGTACGCCTTCTGTCACGCGCTGGCTTTGAACCCCGCAATACTTTAGTAGAGGTTCTTGTATGATAATTTTTAACAAACACAGCGGGTATTTCCGTGACGGCATCCGTAGATACTACAGCGGTGGTGGTAGCAGTGGCCCTACAACATCTACAGTTAACCAATCTAATATCCCGGACTATTTGCGTCCGCAGGTTGAAACGTTGCTTGGTGGCGCAACCAAAGAGTTGTTTAACACAACGAGAGATGCTGATGGCAATTACAGCATTGATAGTACAAAGCCGTTTACGCCCTACAGCAACAATGTAAATGACTATGTAGCGGGCTTTAACCCACTACAACAGCAAGTTCAGACAAATGTCGCCAACTTGCAAATGCCAGGTCAGTACAACCAAGCTACCAGTTTTGCAAATGCCGCAGGGCAAGGGGGGATGAACTCTGCTGCCCAAGGCGCAGGTTATGGTAATGCGGGGTTTCAGTTCGGCCAGGAGGGACAAGGCATTGGCTCACTTGCCGCACAAGACGCTTTGGATCGAGCCAATCAAGCAGCGGGTTTTGCAGTACAACTTGGTGGAGAGGCTCGTTCTGCCGGGTTTCAAGGCCAAAATATTGGCTCACTTTCCCAACAAGATGCTTTAAATCGCGCCAATTCAGCAGCACTTGTGGCGGGTAATTACGGTCAGCAGGGCCAAGACTACGGACATGTAGGAGCACGTGTAGGCACAGAAGGCGGCGCTGCATACGGACAACAAGGTGCTAACTACGGCGCTATGGGACAAGCTGCCGCCCAGCAAGCCGCCGACCAAGCCGCAAATGCCTCTTATGGGTACGGCGCACAAGGCACAAATGTTGGGCAACAAGCCGCCAACTACGCAACAATGGGTGGAGCGCAAGCCCAGCAAGCTGCTAATCAAGCGGCTGGTGCTTCTTATGGTTACGGTGCACAAGGGGCAAATATTGGGCAACAAGCAGGCCAAGTAGGCGCATTCAATGCCGCCCAAGCCGCCCAAGCCGCCCAAGCTGCATCTCAAAACGCTGGTATGTATGGCCTTCAAGGCACGCAGGCAGGCAACCGTGGAGAGGGCATCGCTGCTCTTGCCGCGCAAGACGCTTTTAGCCGAGCTAATAACACATCCAATTTAGCGGAACAAGCTAGCCAATCTGGCTTTCAATCTGGACAAATGGGTCAGGGACTAGGCGTTCAGCAAGGGGGCGAGTTCGGTCAAACAGGGCTTCGTTCTGGAATGCTTGGGCAAGATATAGGCACCCAAGGGGGTGCGCAATACGGCAATATAGGTGCTCAGGCTGGTTCTCAAGGGCAACAGTCTGGCCTGATGGGCCAAAATATAGGCACCCAAGGCGGTGCAATGTACGGCAATATGGGTGCTCAAGCTGGCGCTCAAGGGCAGCAGTTCGGTCTGGCAGGTCAACAAGCTGGCGCACAAGCGGCTCAACAAGCTGCTGCCGACGCTGCGCAAGGTAGATCCACTGGTTATGGCTACGGCGCTATGGGCGTTCAGGCTGGCGTGCAAGGGCAACAACTTGCTCAACAAGCTGCTAATCAAGCGGCTAATGCTTCTTATGATTACGGGACGCAGGGTTCTGGGTACGGCGCTCAAGCTGGACAAGTAGGCGCACTCAACGCCGCAATGGCTCAAGAAGCTGCCCGACAAGCCTCTGAAAATGCTGGTATGTATGGGCAAATGGGCTTACAAGCGGGTAGCCGTGGCGAAGGTATTGCTGCTCTCGCCGCGCAAAATGCTAGCAACCGTGCAAATATGGCTACGAGTGCTGCGCAGCAATCGGGTGCTCAAGGGCAACAGTCGGGTTTGCTTGGACAAAATACAGCCATCCAGGGCGGCGATAAATACGGCAGCATGGGCGCGGGCTACGGTTCCCAAGCCGCTGACTTATCTGGTCAAGCGGTGGAATATGGTAAATCAGGTTCCAGTTCAGGACAAATAGGACAACAGCTTGCCCTCGATGCTGCTAATCGTTATGGTGCCATGGGCGCTGAGGCGGGTGCTCAAGGGCAACGGTCTGGTCTGATGGGCCAAGATATTGGCACCCAAGGCGGCGATAAATACGCCGGTATGGCTGCTGGTTATGGCTCCCAAGCTGCTGAATTAGCCAATCCGGCGTTGGGGTATGGCCAAGCAGGTTTCAGTGCAGGAGAAATGGCACAGAAATTTGCCATGGATGCCGCCAAACTTTATGGTGACATGGGCTCGGATTATGGGAAGCAAGGCGCTGAAGCTGGTGCGTCGGGGCAATATTACGGCAATCTAGGCGCTAACTACGGTCAGCAAGCTGCGGCACTCTCGCCGCAAGCGCAAGCGTATGGTGCCCAAGGCGCAGGGTATGGACAACAAGCTGCTAAATTAGCTGACAATGCGTTAGGGTACGGGCAGGGCGCTGCCGATATTGGCCGCATGGGACTTCGCGCTGAGACACTGGGGCAAGACATTACGGGGCAGGCACGAGGATACGCGGCTCAAGCCGCAGGTGCTGGACAGCAGTATGCCAGCCAAATCACCAACCCAAATGCTATGCAGTCGTACATGAATCCGTACACGCAAAATGTTGTGGATGTACAGAATCAAGCCGCCCAACGACAAGCCGATATTGCTCGTACACAGCGCGGTTCGCAAGCTGCTCGTGCGGGTGCTTTTGGTGGTGCTCGTCAGGCTATTGAAAACGCGGAAGCTGACCGCGCATTACAGACTTTGATGAACGCCAACCAAGCTCAAGGGCTACAAAGCGCGTATCAACAGGCACAACAAGCTCAACAGTTTGGCGCGAATCTTAATCTTCAGGGACTGCAAGGGGCGCAGCAGGGTCTGGGTACGGCGCTGCAAGGTGGTCAATTGGGCTTGTCAGGTATTGGGCAAGCTATGGCGGGGCAGCAAGCGGGTATGCAAGGGGTAGGACAAGCTGGCTCAATGTATGGTCTTGGAATGCAGGGTGCACAGTCTGGCTTGGCTGGACTTAATGCGGCTAATCAGTTTTATCAAACTGGCCTTCAAGGCGCTCAAGTTGGCCTATCTGGCGTGGATCGTCAATTGGCTGGTACCGCCCAAGGTATGCAAGGCGCTGGCATGGGGCTCCAAGCTGCGCAATTGGGGCTTCAAGGAACCGCTCAAAGTATGCAGGGCGCTCAAGCAGGGTTGTCGGGTGTCAGTGCCGCAAACCAAGCTGGTCAGACTGGCATTCAAGGCGCTCAAGCGGGGCTTCAAGGCGTAGACCGCCAACTAGCAGGTACCACTCAAGGCATACAAGGCTCCCAAGCTGCCATGCAAGGCGCGAATATGGGGCTTCAAGCCGCACAAACTGGGCTTCAAGGTACGGCTCAAGGTATGCAAGGCGCACAAGCAGGTATTGCTGGTTTAAATCAAGCAGGCAACCTTTACGGCCTCGGCATGCAAGGCGCGGGTATGGGCTTGCAGGGGGTCAACGCTCAACTGGCTGGCACCGCTCAAGGTATGCAGGGTTCACAAATCGGTCTTTCTGCCGCAGACCGCGCACTTGCCGCAGGTCAACTTGAACAGCAAGGGATCAATACAAGTTTGGCGGGTACTGGTCAAGCTATGCAGGGTGCTAGCATTGGTCTTCAAGGTACGGGTCAGCAGTTGGCCGCAGGTCAGCTTGGCTTGTCAGGTGGCGCTCAGAACATCCAAGCTCTGCAAGCTGCCATGCAAGGTGCAGGCGTGGGACTTCAAGGAGCCAATCAAGCTATCAATGCTGGACAGCTTGGCCTCCAAGGTTCCCAGGCAGCTATGCAAGGGGCTGGTGTTGGTTTGGCTGGAGCAGATCGAGCAAATGCCGCATCACAACTTGCCCTGTCAGGTGCAGACCGCGCACTGGCGGGTACTGCGCAGGGTATTCAAGGTTCACAAGCAGCTATGCAAGGTGCGGGTCTTGGCCTGCAAGGAGTCAATGCGCAACTTGCTGGCACCGCTCAAGGCATCCAAGGCTCCCAAGCGGCTATGCAGGGGGCGGGTGTTGGCCTACAAGGAGTTAACGCTCAACTTGCTGGTACGGCTCAAGGGATGCAGGGTGCTCAAGCTGCAATGTCTGGTTTAGACCGTCAACTTGCCGGAACTGCCCAAGGAATGCAAGGCGCTCAACTCAGTATGTCCGGTATAGACCGTCTTATTGCTTCGGGTCAACTTGCACAACAAGGAGCCAATACAGGTTTAGCTGGTACTGCACAATCCATGCAAGGCGCAGGTATTGGTCTTCAGGGTACGGGCCAACAATTAGCTGCCGGACAACTTAATCTAGCGGGTGGTGCTCAAAATCTTCAGGGTCTACAATCCGCTATGCAGGGTGCGGGTATGGGACTACAAGGGGCAAATCAAGCCATTAATGCTGGGCAACTTGGTTTGCAGGGTACTCAGGCAGGGCTGCAAGGCTACAACGCGGCGCTACAAGGCAACGCGCAGGGTTTGCAGGGTGCCAATCAAGCCATCAACGCTGGACAACTTGGTATTCAAGGCGGTCAATTGGGTATTCAAGGTGCTCAAGCTGGACTGTCTGGTGTGGATCGCCAACTTGCCGGCGTTGCTCAAGGCATGCAAGGCTCTCAAATCGGCTTGTCCAGTGTAGACCGTGCACTTGCTTCAGGCCAACTTGCGCAGCAAGGAGCCAACACGAATTTAGCAGGTAACGCCCAAGTGATGCAAGGCGCTCAAACTGGTTTGTCCGGAATAGACCGTTTAGTTTCTTCAGGTCAACTTGCTTTGTCTGGCGCAGATCGCGGACTGGCTGGAACTGCTCAAGGCATGCAGGGCGCTCAAGTCGGTCTTGCTGGCGTAGGAGCACAGCAAGCGGGATACGGGTTATCCAATCAATCAGCGGCTAATTTAGCCAATATTGGTTCACAACAATTGGCTGGACAGACTAGCATCTTGGGATTGCAAAACCAGATTGGTGGACAACAGCAATCTCAAGAACAGCAGTACATCAACCAAGCAATTCAGAACTACGCTAATGCTCAAAATGCGCCGATGGATAGACTGCAACAGTACAACTCGTTGCTGCGTGGCTATGCAATACCCGGCACAACCACAACCCAGTATCAAGCACAGCCTACACTTACCAATCAACTTGCGGGTTTAGGTACTACTGCGTATGCTGCATCTCAATTAGTCAAAAAGAAGGGTGGTCTACTCCATGCGCCAAAACGCAGTGGGTTGCACACCTTGGCCTTACGTAATGTTATGAGGGCATAATTATGAGCATCGCTCAGAGCATACTAGCGAACCCCGGCAAATACTCGCTGGAACAACTGAAGCAAGGCGTGGAGGATGGAGTTATCCCCGCGTACATTGGTGTGCCAATCATTCAAGAGATGCTGCAAAACCAATCTCGTGGAAAGGCTATGGGGCAAGAACAAATGCCCCCCGTGATGGATCAAATCATGGCCCAAGCGGATCAAGGGCTTGAAGCACTGCCGTCCAACCTACCTCAAGAATACGCTGGCGGCGGGATTATTGCATTCCAAAATGGCGGGCAAACCCAAGCGCCTATGCGTTTTGTCAATGAAGGACTTGTCCCCGAGTATCCTGACGAACTAGCCGGAGAGGAAATATTAAAGCGGGAGCGCGATGCTCAGTTATCTCCAGAAGAGATGACAAACCAAAAAGTGCAATCGTATGTGGATCGATACAAACGCTTGATGCCTGAAAAAGACCCGAGGATGATTGCATACGAAGCCTCGCTTACCAAGTCACCAGAAGAACTGGAAGCACGCAAGAGCCAAGACATAAACATGGCGCTGGCTCAGTTAGGTCTGGGCCTGATGGGGTCAAAAGCTCGCACACTTGCAGGCGGTATAAGCGAAGCTGCACAACCAGTACTGCCATCTGTGCAAGCTGCTTTACTGGCCCGCAGAACGGCAGAAGATACAGCACTGAAAAACCGTGCCGACTTGGCCAGGGCCGATAGAGCCGAGAACATTGCTGCTCTTACAGGCGGTGTTGGCATGTACGAAAAAGAACAAGAGCGCTCGTCAGAGCTTGCCAAAGAAATGGCAAAGCGAGCAGCAATGGCGGCTACGGGGCCGAAGCCAACGGATATGGCTAATTTTGTATCTGCTTATGTTAGAAATGCTAAAGACAATCCAAACAACAAACTGTCCGATAATGCTCTAGCCATAGAAGGGTACAAGATGTACTTTGCAGAGGGGCCAAAGTTTGCCGCCCCAGGCATTGGAGCACAAATGGCAATTGCGGGTGGACAGCAAGCAGTTCAAACTGCTGGTCAAGAAAACACGGCATTTAACAACGCAGTCAATCAGTTTAATGGTTTGAAGTCGACCGATCCCATTAAACGAGAATATCGAGATTTGGCAAAGCAAGATCAAACCAACAAAGCTGCTGGTAACCCCACCAATCTTGCAGAAACATATAGAGCAAATCAAATTAATTTAATGGCGGGACGACCCATAACCCCTGCGGCTCGTGTTGCACCACCCGCCGCACCCGGCGTTACACCTCTTGCCGAAAAAACCATGACCAGGGCCGATGTATCGGCCACAGCCAAAGCCCGAGGAATCACCGAAGCGGAGGTTGAGGCAGCGGCCAAACGCGCTGGCTATACTATTAAATAAAAGGATACGTTATGGCCGGGCGCGATTTTAGCAATGAGTTGTTTGGCACGTCAGCACCCAGCGGTGGCAGAGACTTCAGCAGCGAACTATTTGCGGAGCCTGTAAAGCGAAAGGTGGCTCTTGAAGATATCCCTGCTACTGATGCAATGGGTAACTTCACCAATGCTCTACCAGTGGCCGAAGAGCCAGCCCCGTCAGCGCCAGACAACAGAGGCATGATCAGTCGTGTCGGTGATTTCCTACGTCCGGGTTTCAAGAGCGTATTAGAAGCCCCCGTAACGCCCGAGCAGCAACAGTTAAATGCCGACCGCCGATTGGGCTATGGCGCTGGCCCGATTTCACCTGAAACAGAAGCTGCTGCCGTTGCTGCTCGTGCTGGCAAAGAAGCCACCAAAAACAAGACTGTAAATAAAGTGGCCCGCGCCATGAATGCGCAGGATGACTCTTCATTTGAGGACATGATTGTTAGAGCTAAAGATCCAGAAATAATGCGGGCAGCAAGGGACGCAAAGGCAAACGAATTTCGCAGTGCTGGTGAATGGGCGGCTGACACTTTATCCGGCATAAGCCAGGGTACGGTGGGCTTGGTTGAGTTACCTCTCAATATCTTTGCACCGAGCGGAGGGTTAGCAAAAACATTACGCAAAACGCAAAATGAATTACAAGCACAAGAGTCAGACGTGCTTAAAGCCCAAAGATATCAACTGCTTGAGCGCGTCCAAAATGAAGATGGATTCTTTGGCAAATATTTTGCAACCGTAGAGGGATTGGTAACTAATCCAGCACTAGGTATCTCAGAAGCCGTCAAACAAGTACCTAATTTCTTGAGCATCATGGGTGTTGCCAAATTGGGTGGTGCTTTGACTGGCTCGGCAGTGCAGGCGGCTAGTCGTTTTAGCCCAAGCATTGCTTTGTCCGAGGCTATCAGTGGTAATGCGTTACGCGCTGGAGCGCAGGCGGCTGGTACCACAGCGGGCGGCTTGGGTGCTTCAATACTGATGACGAGCGGTGATGCGGCCGGGAATACTTACCAAACACTGACCGATCCCAAAAAAACCCCAATGTCGGTTTGGAAAACCAATCCCGACTTTCAAGAGCTTGTCTCTCAGGGTAAAACCCCAAAGCAAGCTATTGAAGAAATCTCAACGACCAAGGCACGTTTAGCCGCTGCTCTCGTTGCGCCTTTGGGGGCTTTGGGTTTTATGGGTGCAGAAGCAGCTATCTTGGCAAGGCCAGGATCACGCGCCGCATTGCAAGCCGCGACACCAAAGGGTGCGGCCAAAATATTTGCCAAAGAACTTGGCGGCGAACAAATTGAAGAGGGCGGCACACAACTGGGTAGTAACGTGGTTACCCAGACAGTCAACCCCCAGCAGGGCTTGACCGAGGGTGTACCTGAAGCAATGGCAACTGCGGCTGTTACGGCTGCGCCTTTTGCGGGTGCGGCCGTAGCGTCTCAGGCGGCACGAGCTTTGCAAACCCCACAAGCAGACTTGCTTGCAGAGGGCGAAGCACGTAGACGACTTGATCCTCAGTCTTATGAGGCAAGTCTTGTCAATCCAGCCTCCACAAGAAAACCCTCAGTCCGTGCGGCACCGTCAAAAGAACCAGCATTAACGAACGAATCCCTGAACGCAGGCGTTGATCCGATGGGCCGTATCGAGCCATCACTGGAAAAGACAACCCCGGTGCGTGAAGAAATTCCGGGTATGGTCTCAGAGTCAGACCTTGACATACAAGAGAAAGTAACACCTGTTACACTGAGGGAAAACCCTAATGAAGTACCAGAGGTAACGCCAGAACAGGCAACCAAAGCCAAATGGTTAAAAGCGATTAACGACCAAAACCGCATGCAGCCAGAAGGCGGTGTGCAGTTAACCGTCACGCCCGAAGGCAAGCTCAATTTCATGGGTAACCCCGGCGCAACAAAGCAGGGTAAAGCGCTTGAGGCAACTTTAAACGAGGCAGTCAAGGCGGGCGCAACGGTTGAAGAAATAGCCGAGTCCATCAACAACGCCAAGCAACCTGCCGCCGTTGCGTCTGAGAATGTCGCACCCATTACTCCGGCCTCTTTTGCCGCCGACATGGCAGCAGGCAAAAAGAAAACCACGCCTGAAGACGTGCAGTTTTATTTAAATAACGCGGTAGAAATTGAAGCAGAGTTACGCAAGCTGCTTGCAAAGACTGAAACAGAAACGCCTGCACCGCCACCGCCACCTGCCGCACCAGTTACGCAGCCTGCTCCCTCTGAGGGAACTGCGGGAACCACGGGAACTGCGGGAACCACGGGAACTACGGAGGAAGGGGCCGGAAATATCCAGCCGCCGCAGGCTGCACCTACACCACCGCCTGCCGCTGTCCAGCCCACCAAAGCTGCGGAGTCCATACCTGAGACACCAACAGTACCCCCGGCCAAAACACCCAAGTTGTTTGAGCCACCAGCAGAACAGCACGAGGCTGCTGACCGACCGACTGTCCCGGTGCCAGTGGCTGATCTCAAATTGTCTGAGGACGTGCCGCAATTCAAAGCTGGTGCCACAGAGAAGGGTGTTGTTGAACCACTCACAGGGAAATTCTCATCAGAAGGAACAGCGCCGATTGCTGTATGGCGCAGGCTAGACGGAACGTTAGAAGTCATCTCTGGCCGTCATCGTTTTGACCTAGCCCAGCGCAGCGGAACCAAGTTTATAAATGCACAGGTGTATGACGAAGCCCAGGGGTTTACCGCAGCCGATGCGTCCATATTGGATGCAAAGTTAAACATTAGGGATGAACAAGGAAAGGTCAAAGATTATGTCAACTACTTTAAAACCAGCGGCACAGACAAACAAGCAGCCGAGTCAGAAGGACTTCTGGGACGGGTTAAGGGCAAGCGGGGTTTCGCAATCGCAAATCAGGGATCGGATGTTCTTATCGCCGCGCTTAATGCCGATCAAATCGGGGACGAAGCGGCGTTCTACATCGCGCTAAATGCACCAAATAATTCAGGACTCCAAGCCGTAGGTTTACGCGCCATTATGGATGGCAAGTCTATGCAGACAGCCGTGAACATCATGGAAGCCGTCAAAACCATGAAGGGCGCAGGCAATACTCAGCGCGTGTTATTTGAGGATGATCACAGCTTAATTGATGCAGCAAATGCGATGGCAAAGATTGCCTCCAAGATGCAGCAGTCCATCAATAGCCGACTTTCTGCAATCTCGGGTGCGGCCAAGAACCCGGATATGGCCAAAGCAGAGGGTATAGATGTACGCGACCCAGAAGCAATAAAAGTGCGTATCAATGAGCTTAAAGCCGAAAAAGCAGTGCTTGAGAACTGGTCAACCAACCCGGAGTTAGTTGCCAAAATTCGTGCAGCCAGTGGAGTAAAAGAGTCTGAATTTGAGTTGAAGAGTGAGACTCCAGAAGAAACGGTTGCAAGAGAATCTACGCAAGATGCCGAGCGTCAAGCGCAAGAAGCAAAAGACATGGCAGACCGGGAAAGAGATTTCTTCCAACTGCAACCGCAAGCAGGCGAGCGTGAAGAGGCTCCAACGATAGACATGTTTGGTGCCGCTGATATGGCGCAGCAACCTGCACAAACAGCACCCGTAGCACCGCCCGTAACGGATGGCTTGTTTGCGCCCGCGAACCAAGCTGCACCAACAACGGCTGAGAACGAAGTCGCCGCACCAGTAGAAACAACTACCCCAGCTCAACGCGAGGAGGCAGAGAATCACGCCAAGGAAGTGGGCGGTACCCTGGTCTGGCAAGACGGTGACTACGCGCTAATCCGAGGCTACTCACTGTTAAGTGGCGACCCAGTTTATGTGCCTACGATTGGCAGCAGCCGCGCCAGAACCGACATTGCTTCTTTCACTGGCAAACAAATTCCAGAAGATGTCAAGCAAACAATGGTGGAGGTTAAACAACGTTTGGAGGATGAGGAAACGGCCAAGCATGCAACCAATCCTTTCATTGTGTTTGATCGCGGCATGGCGTTTTCTCCAGACGTTCCGGAGGCACTGGCTAACGTTGCACGTGGATGGAAAGACCTGCTTAAACTTAAACCCAATATCTACATTTCAACCGTAGCCTCTGCCAAGGAAAACAAAGATAACTTTACCGGGCCGCACCGTCGGATTGGTTCGGCTGCGCTTGACTCAAACTCTCGCGGATCAACTCGGAGAATGACAGACGACAGTCATTACATTGTGGTTTCCAAGTCCACAAGTCCTACGCTCATGCTTGAAATAATTGCCCATGAGTTAGGGCATATTCACGAAAAAGAATATTTCAATCAAGCATCTCCGGATGTCAAAGAAGCGCTGAAGAAAGCACATGCTGCGTGGGCTAAAAGCCAAAAGGGAAAAAGTGCCAAAGAGTTAGTTGACTCATTGCGCGGCAGGGCAACAGCCCGTGTTATGGCGATTGATCCAAATGCTAAAGCTGACAATCTGAGTGTGTACTGGACATCGTTTGGCGAATGGTATGCAGACCAGACCTCCCGCTGGGCATTGACTTCAAAATCACCAGTCTCTGTGGTAGAGAAGTTCTTTAAAAGATTGGCCGTTCAATTGCGCATGTTTTATCAAAAACTGCGCCATGCCAAATATCTGCCCAATGAAACGTTTGCAAAATACATTGAAGAGGCAACTGGCAAATCAGTAGATTTAACGCCTAAAGATGATCGAGCCAGTCAGATGGCAACTGGGAACGAGGAAGAAAAAACTGGCGATGTTTTAGAAGTAAGTAAAACAGGTAAAAGCGCAAGCATTGAGGACGACAAGAAGCTGGTTGAGAAACACAATCGGCCACCGACTCCGCAATTAGACCCAACGCCCACCAAGACTACGCTGGTGAATGCAACAAAAGCAAGTAAAGAGTATTTGAAATATGCTTTTGATGCCCCGATGGATGCACTGGGTACTGCGGCTAATGCCATTGATCGTGGCGTGATGTATGCCCGCAATAAGAATGTTTGGTTTGGCTCTGGCTTGAATGCGGTTGACGCTGCCAATTACAACGGCCAGCTAAAAACTAGTCAAGGTTTGGCGATTGCTTCTGTTGCGCTGGACAATGCTATCCGCGGAGGTCAGATTGCTGTCGAAGTAATTTTCCAAGGCGGGATTAGGTTTGATTCCAAAAGTCTCACTTTTGTAGCCACCGAGAAACCTTTGGGCATGCGCGGCGTGTATGAGGCCGAGAACGAGCTTAAAAAGAAATTGGGTAACCAGCTAGGCGCTGACATCATTCAAGGCTACCTTGAGGCCAAGCGAAGCCGCAGCATTCAAAATGAATTCTATGACCGCCAAGCAAACTTGGAAACGCTGAAAGAAACATACGAGCAGATGCTTGAAAGCGGCGCTTCTGAAAAAGATATTAAAGTTGCTAGAGATGCTTTTGCTGATGCCAAAAAAGAGCTTCAAGACATCGAGATTGTGTTCAACAAAATCAACATGTCTGATGCTGAGATTGATGAGTTCATAGCCCGCGACAAAGTGCATCCCGAGCTTGGCAAGATCATGAAGAACTGGTCTGCCATCAACCAAAACATGCTGAACCTCTGGCGACAAGTGGGTTTACTCTCTAAAAAGAGGTACGAGGCTCTATCCAACATCCAAGACTATGTACCGTGGCAGCGGATTATGAATGACGAGGCAGACATTCATTCACCAGTACAAGCTACCAACAGGACGATGACTAACATCGGGCTAGAGCGCGTTTTCAAAAAGGGAACGCCTACTGTCACTACCAACTTTAAGGCTACTGAAGGACAACAAGATTTCAAAGTTCAGCCCGCCAAAGTGATGTCGGTTGAGGTTAATGGCAAGACCGTTGATCCGGCCAACATTGAGTCATTGCCCGAGGGTAAAGTGCGTTTGAATGTACCGATTGCCAAAGGCGATCTGGTGGTGTTCACGGCCAGCCGGGAAATAGAAAACATTATTTCCAACATGACGAGCAACGTGACGCGGATGACGATGAATGGTTTACGCCAATACGCTGCACAGCGGATTGTCTCTGAGTACGCTACACGCAACGCCAAAAAACAAGTGATGACTTTCCCCAAGGTTGATCTGTCAAAAGGGCGGTTCAGTTTTATCACCAACGGCAAACGAATTGTTGTTGAGATACAAGACCCACTGATTGCAGAGTCAGTCATTGGTATGGAGACGCTGGGCATTGCCATGTATAAGCCCCTGGCAATGGCGGCCAACATTACGCGCCGTGCCATCACTTTGTCTGGTGCATTCCAAATCAAACAGATCTTTAAAGATGCGCCCACTGCGGCTTTGGTGACGGGCGTAAAAAATCCGCTGGCGCTGATGGGAGGTGTGTACAAAGGATTTGTTACTAGCCTGCTCAACACAGATCCTACAGTGCAGATTTTAAAGTCTGCTGGTATTGGTGGATTCCAAAGCGCAGCACGAACGCCAGAGGCCGAGATTAAGCGCCGCCTCGGTATCATGAATAGGAACGTCTTTGACTTCATGATCAAAGGGCTAGATCACATTGGAGATGCGTCTGATATGGCGCAGCGAGTTGCTGTCTACAATCGGGTATTGGCTGAAACCGGGAATGAAGCGCAAGCACTTTACCAAGCGGCGAACGTCATCAACTTCTTACACCACGGATCAGGTCAAGTGGCACAGTTTGTTGTGAAGACCGTCCCGTTCGCTGGCGCGTATGCCAATTCAATTGACGTGCTTGCGCAAGGACTGGCGGGTGGTGGCTTAAAGGGTAACTCCAGAGCCAAGAATCTCCAACGTCTCGCTGTAACGGGTACGCTGCTGACGACCATGACCTTGTTGTACTGCATGATGGTCGGCGATGATGATGAGTACAACCAGATGGATGACCAAACCAAGCTGAGAAACTTCATGATTCCCGGCACGAAGATTATTCTTCCCATGAACACCAGCGCAGCGTATTTCTTTAAAGCTATTCCCGAGATGCTTTACAACAAAGTTGTCAAAGAGGGTACAAAGAACGCTGTTGACGAACGTCGATTAAGGACTGCATTGAAAGAGGCTGCAATAGATCTATTGCTTGGCCCTACACCCGTACCTTCAGCCGTCAAACCTTTCCTAGAGCTTGGCCTCAACAAAGACTTTTTTACGGGCCGTCCAGTCGTACCTGATTCGGTGGCGAAATTGGATGCTGCCGTGCGCTACACGGCAGAAACCAGCGAACTTGGGAAGCGTATTTCCGCTTTGACCGGGACGGACGAAAAACGTCTGCTCGATCCGATACAGGCCGATCACATTGTTCGCGGTATCTTTGGTTCAGCGGGTGCTATGGCGCAGTGGTTCTCCAACAGCATCGGTGCTGCGGCTGATGCACGGGTTGCTCCAACTGATAAACAGAAGCCGATTGTTGGGCCGTTCTTGCGCGATGAAGTGCCGCGTCGAAACGAAGATTTGTTCTACAACTTCAAAGAACTTGTGGACAATAAATACGGCACGTACACAAAGATGATTGAGCGCGAAGACTTTGATGCAGCCGACAAGTACTTGGACAAGCATTCAGACCTCGTGGAGTCCCATGACTACATCACTGAGGCTGGCACTGAATTGGAGGACATCAATTCAATGATTCGCTACTACGGTGAGTCCAAAGATACGGGCCTGACACCTCAAGAGCGCCGCAAAGAAATCATTGATTTGCAGCGACTCAAACAGGAAGTCTTGGATGACGTGATTGAGTTCCGCAAGAACGCCGGACTGTGAAAAAAGGGGGGCCGAAGCCCCTCCAAAAACCAACAGTGGCAACGGCTGGTGCGTCCAGTCTAGCCCACTAATCAAAAGGGCGCAACCGCCCACCCACTACGCTTAAACGCCGGGCCATGCCGTGCTCTACGCCATGCTTTTCGCCTTTATTTGCAACACATGAATGACAATAGGTACAAGCAGTTGACAAGTCTGGAAAAGTCATGCACAATTATTTCGTGTCTACATTTCAAAGGAGCAAAAAGACATGAAATTGACCAACAAATTCAACATCCCGCAGACGTTTGTCAACGTATTGCACCGACCAACTTACAGCAAAGGAAAGGCAAATCTCAGTGCCACACAGTTAATTAACAGCCCCAAAATCGTGGCTTTGACAGCCCAGCATCAAGAGGACCTGGAAGAGGATGTGGCTGATATGGTCTGGTCTATTTTTGGCTCTGCCGTTCACTCTATCTTGGAGCATGGCAAGGACGAGAACCACATTGTCGAGCAGCGGCTGCATGCTCAGGTGGACGGATGGAACATCAGCGGTGCAGTGGACTTACAGATCCTGACTGATGAGGGAGTCCAGATTCGAGACTACAAAACCACCAGCGCTTGGGCGGTGATGAACGAGAAAGTTGAGTGGGAGCAGCAACTTAATATCTATGCGTGGCTTGTTGAAGCGGCCAGGGGTGTCAAGGTAAGCGATCTGGGTATTGTTGCAATCATCCGTGACTGGAGCCGAAGGGATGCTGGAACACGCGAGAACTATCCAGAAGCACCAATCAAAGAACTGCCCATCAAGCTGTGGTCGATGGAAGAGCGCGAGGCATTCATCCGCAAACGGATTGAATTGCATTCTGCTTGTGACTTTGCGCTTGAGATACAAGAAGAGCTACCACACTGCACGCCTGAAGAGATGTGGGAGAAGGCCACCGTATACGCCGTTCGCAAAAAAGGCGGCGTGAGAGCCAAGGCTTTGCATGCAACGAAAGAAGCAGCAGATGAAGCATTGATGGTTTTGGGAAAAGATTACGAGCTAGATATTAGACCGGGAGAGCGCACTCGCTGTGCCAACTTCTGTTCAGTAAATCAGTGGTGCTCTCAGTGGCGCGACTACCAAGCAAAGGAAAAAACATGACAGTACATCGTAAGCTAATGGAGGCGCGAGTGCGACTTCTAAATACCGAGCTTAAAAAATCGGGGCTAAATAAGTTTGCAGGGTACAGCTATTTTGAACTGGGCGACTTCATACCAGCGATACAGACCATCTTCCATGACTTAGGTCTGTGTGGCGTGGTGAGCTACAAGACTGACTATGCAGAGTTAAGCATTGTTGATGTTGATGATGGCACCGTCATTGTTATTACTTCGCCAATGGCCGATGCAAACCTGAAGGGTACGCACCCCATCCAAAACTTGGGTGCGGTTGAGACGTATCAACGGAGATACCTGTGGATGACTGCGATGGAGATTGTGGAGCACGATGCTATTGACGCATCTGGCGGCGCAGAGCCTAAGCGTGATGTCCCTGTACCGCCGCCAGTCATAGAGGTAAAGAAGCCCAATACCCCGCCGCCTGCATCCCGGCCACCGTCCGTGATTGTGGGCGCAGAGGGTAACTGGCAAATGAAGGTTGAGATGGGGCCGAAAGGCACTGTCGAAGCGTGGCTCTCCGTCATTGACGAAGCAGTGATGCTGATGATTGGACAGACCCACTCGCAAAAAGATGTCAAGCAAATCTTTCTCAAGAACAAGCAATTGTTTGAGTCAGTTAAGCAGCAAGATCCACTGTTCTTCAAAGCACTGATGGACAAACTTTCAATAGCACTTAAACAATTCCCGGAGGTAGCATGAATTACACACCAAAACCCAACACTGGCATGTTGTGGCCCAACGATTACAAGAACGCAGAAAACCAGCCCGACAAGCGCGGCGATTTGTTTCTAGACCGTGCTTTGTTGAAGCGCTTGATGAATTCAGATGCAGACTTAATAAAACTCACCATCTCTGGTTGGTCAAAAAATTTGAACGGCAAAGACTGCCTGTCCATACAAGCTGCTGAACCATATGTCAAAGCACAGCCAGCACAACCCAAGGCTGCTCTTAAGGTTGAAGACGAAGACGACTCGGACATCCCATTTTGATATGAAAACTCTTCAATTTGAAGCCATCAAACTGGCTATGAAACAAGACAAGGAGGGTTACGTGTTGAACCTCCGCATGCACCCTGAAGAGATACCTGAAGACTTGCTGCGCGATTTTGTAGGTGCGCGGTATCAGTGTGTTCTTGTCAGGCTTGATGGGAATGACAAGCCCATGAACAAAGAGACTGAGTACGCAGGCGACAGGATTGTCCAAGCGGCTGGCGTTACGTGTAAAGACCCCGAGTTCTGGCAATACCTATTTGATGATCTGCGCATTATGGAGCAGTCAGAAAAAGACGCTACCAACTGGCTGCGTGATTATTTGGGCATCCAGTCTCGCACCGAGTTACGCACCAACACTGTTGCACGTGATCAATTTAATTTACTGCATAAGGAGTTTCTGCAATGGAAGCAAGGAAGAAATTAATTCCGTATTCGGTGTACCTGCCGCCTGAGTACTACGCCAAGATTAAAGCTGCCGCCAAAGACCGCAAGGCATCTGGGATTGTGCGTGACGCAATCGTGCTCATGCTTGACGGTGGTGATGCATTCAAGAGCGGCTACAACAAAGCCATCAAGGATGCGTCTCAAGTAGTTTACGACTGCAAAGAAGCACAGATGGTGGCTATCAATGGCCGGGACATGGGAGCAGTCCTGACCAGCCAAATTAACTTGTTAAAAATGCCATAAGGAGAACAGTATGAATATCAAACTTGCACGTAGGGCAATCAGTTTGTACAACTACGACCTGGCCCCGAAACACATCAATAGACACAACCAGAGAAGTTGGCTGCGTATGGTGGCCTTGCTAGGTGACAAGTGGCTGCTTGCAAAACCCTTGAGGCGCGAGGATTTTTTATGAAGCTGGTCACAATTTTATTTTTGTGGGTGGTTTTTACTGCATGGTTTGCACTGTTCGCATTCCTGGCAGGTGTGGTTTTTGACTTTTACTTCAAAGGATAGATATGAAAAATTTGTACCAAGCAATCACATCCGCAGTGCTTGCCGGAATTTTCTGTGCATACAGCGAGTACCGTTTTGTCCGGCATATGCAAAATGGTGGCAACCCTGACGACCTACCATTCTAAGCAGCAAATACTATGAAGTACATAGCAGAGATTGAGTCAAGTGTTGCTGGTATACCTTGCGTTATCGGCGTTATCGAGTACCAGCAGGGTGATAGTCGAGCAGACAGTGACCATGACTTCAACGGTTACAGCGAGTGGCACATATGCGACCACCGTGGACGCACAGCGCCCTGGTTGGAAAGCAAGTTAACCAATGCAGAGCAGATCCGAATTGAGTCTGAAATCACCGAGCACTTGCAGAAGGAGAAATGAAATGAATGAACGAATCAAAGAGCTTGCGGAACAGGCTGGAGCAGTTTTTACTGATTCTCATGCTGCATCGTTGTTAGACGGTGAAATAGAAAGGTTCGCCGCACTGATTGTGCGTGAGTGTGCTGAAGTCGCGGCTGAAACAGTTTGCGAGGCAGAAGGTGTTGATTTTGGTTTGGTAGAAGAATGCTATAAACATTTTGGAGTTAAAGAATGACACACACAGAAGAACTGATTGCGCGTCTGCGCGACACCGCAAGCCGGGGCGTATCGGCATGGGGTGACTTGCAGCAAGAGGCCGCTGATGAGCTTGAGACGCTGATGAATGCAGTAGCCGAAGAGCGCGAGGCGTGTGCGAAGGTGTGTGAACATGAATGGTCAAACGCTGTTGAACGTGAATTCAGCGAACAGTGTGCCGCAATTATCCGGGGCCGCGAACTAAGGGAACAGGCATGACACAAGATGAAATATTTGAGATAGCTAAACAAGCTGGGTTTATGCGGCACCTTGGGGTTATCTGTATCCCCAATTTCCAAAGTCTTGAACGCTTTGTTGAGTTGATTGCAGCGGACGAGCGTGAGGCGTGTGCGAAGTGGCTTGAGGACGAAGTAGACGCGCCAAATTGGGCAGAGCAAATCAGAGCAAGGGGACAAGCATGAATAATAAACAACCCCGCGAAGGTTTTGAGGCGCACATCAATGATTGCATTGAGAGCGAAGGCGGCTTAATGCAGGCTTTGCAGCGTGACGCGGCTGGCGACTACGTGACGCATTGGGTCGCTGAAAAGTTTGTGATTTGGCAAGTCGCATCTTCAAAAGAGCGCGAGGCCTGTGCAGAGGTGGCAAAAGAGCAAGCAGCAAAGTACGCACCGGGCGGCAGCTTACACACAATGATGAACATTGACACCACACGGGCGGCTGCGGCGGCTTGCGAACACGTAGCGCATCTTATTAACGAAAGGGGACAAGCATGACTAAATATCGCAAAAAGCCCGTGGTCATTGAGGCCACACAATGGTTCAAGATGGGCGACCACCCGATGGTTCATAAACCTATAACAACGGTGGAATTAAATTCGGAATGGGAAAGGCGGCAGGGACTTCCTGAAGGTTCGCTTGGCGAAATAAAAACTCTTGAAGGCTACCTGTTAGTCACCCCCGGCGACTGGATTATCACAGGCGTAAAGGGCGAGCATTACCCTGTAAAATGTGACATTTTTGAGTTGACCTATGAGTTGGCGCAGCCAGTGCAGGAGCCGGGGAAACTTTGGCTATGGAAAAACTTTGTTGACGGCAAGCCGGAATATTTGGCTTTTGACAACGCATTTCCTTGTATGTCGGAAGGTGGCGACCCGCTAACTATTGGAGAGCCATGCGGATGGGCGCTTTTAAAACCTTCTGTCAACGGCCGACCAACAAGGAGGTCTGAGCAGGAGGCAGTTGACACAGTGATGCGCCTTACACCCCTGCCAGTGCAGCCAGTGGGACAACTTTGCGAGGAGGCATATGGGCGTGGGCAAGTCATGTGGTTCAAACAACCTGCTGACGGTGCACTGCTTTATGCCGCTCCAACCATGCCAGTGCAGGAGCCTGATTACTGGCTTGGATATGGATTGCAAACTCATACAGAGAAGCCATTTGAAAACGCCACCGCTCTCTACACCACCTCACCAAAGCGCGAATGGGTAGGGCTGACGGATGAGGAGATTTGTCGGGAGTATCAAAGTATTTGGTCTTTCCACCCACGACATGAACCTGAGTTGGCTAAAGACACTATTAAGTTATTTCGAGCTTTGGAAGCCTTGTTAAAGGAGCGCAACACATGACTAACCTAGCTAAAACGAGTGAAATAATAAATAAAGTCTTACGCCAAATTATGGAAGAAAAGTTTGAGCGTGAGTGGGTAGGGCTGACCGATGATGAGTTAATGAAGTGCGTGGTATTTAAACAAATTCCGTATGACCCGCCCTATATCGACAAGGACGGTGTGAAGTTTGTAGCCAGCCATGAAGTGTCGCTACGGGCAACCTACGAGAAAATTGAACAAGCCCTGAAGGAGAAGAACAATGAGAATTGACGGGCTACTAATCTGCGCGGTGTGCGACAAGCCCGTGGAGAAAATGCAGGTTTATGACGAGGCGCTTACGGATACCAAGGTGTTTACGGCTTACTGCCACGGCGAAACGGAGCGGCAAGTATTGACCTCGTTCTTCATGCTCAATGCGGACAAGATTAATTTTGTTCGTGCGTTTGAAAGACCTGTGTTGGAGAAAAACAATGGATGACAAAGAACTGCTTGATTACGTTGAGCAAGAGCTGTTCTACGCAATGCTCAATGGCGTTGCAACCTTAGACCATCTTGGTTATACCGAGTTTGAGTCTGGCTCTTGGTCAGTGCGGCTCCGCGCAGATCAGATTGCCCGACTGTTGGACATGTCGAAAGGAAAGAACAAATGAAAACGAAACAAGAAATCAAAGAAGAAATCATTGAGTTGTATGGGGCAACTCAAGCCTTGGGCGAGGCAATGAACTTCCTTCATGCACAACGCATGGAAAAAAGCAAACAGATGATGGCGCTAAACCATATGCTCAGATACATGGGCGAAGACGATTCTGAGGAAAAGAACAAATGAAACCATTTGAAGAAATTGCCAAAGAAGCCAAGGTAGAACTAACCCCCGAGATGCGCCTGTTTGGGTGTTTTGTGCAACGCTATGCCCTGATTGAGTACTGGGAGGCGGCGGCAAAGCAAGCAAAATATCAGCACGACACATTTGAAAAGTTTTTAAAAGGGGAGAAGAACACATGACACGAGACGAAGAAATTGAACGCCAGAACGAAAAAATTCAGTTCCTTGCCCGAACCAATATGTTGTATAGCGATTGGGAGCATCGTGATACACAAGTCACAAGCCAGTTAATCCGCAAAGGTATTGACGAAGCAAAAATCAATGCTGAGTTACGAGCAGAGATTGAGCAACTCAAACAACGTGAATGGCGGGAATTAACAGGCGCGGAGGTTAAAGCGATTAGAGACGAGGCAGGGTCAATCGACGATGCTATATACATCGCAGAGCGCAAACTCAAGGAGAAGAACACCACCTGAATGCTATCTGCCCCAAGGCTTTTTCTGTAATTTCCAGCGGGGCGGTAAAGTGCGTCAAACGCGGGCGGCAAATGCGTGACAGTCGGAGAGACGACACCTAACTAACTGGAGAAGAAATGAACGAACAAAACAACGGTGGCCCAGCGTTTCCAGCGCCAGCAGGAGTGAGCCACATCACAGAACAGGGCATGACCTTACGCGATTATTTTGCAGCGAAGGCGTTGACGGGGATTCTTTCTGCAAATGGTGATGCAAACGGGTATCTTGAGTATGAAGAAAATATGGTTGCAAAGAATGCGTACAAATTGGCAGACGCAATGCTGAAAGCGAGAGCAGCATGACCTACGAAGAGTTTTTAACATTTATACCCACCGAGTGCATGTACGAAGCTAATTACACGGACAGCGATGGTCGAGACATTCTTGTGATTCGAATGCTTGATGCATATGGCATGGTAAACAAAGCACAGCGCCAGTGGCAGGGACTAACAGATGAGGAGCGAGACAGCGTGCTTGACTCTGTTCCCGCAAACAATATAGGCGGTGAGTACTACAGCGAAGAGATTACTGAAATTGCAAAAGCCATTGAAGCCAAACTTCAACTTAAAAACAGATGAAGCAAGACTACAAAACTCAAAAGCAAAAGAAGTGCGCCGTTTGTAAATTGAGTTTTACGCCGTGGATGCCGATGGCTAAAGTGTGCTCTCCTGCTTGTGCTGTTTCCCTAACCGTCTCCAGGCGAAGCAAAGCCGAAAAGTTGGCGGCTATTAAGGATCGCAAAGAGACAAAGGTAAGACTGGAGCGTCTTAAAACACCGTCTCAGCATGAATCCGAATGCCGCGCTATCGTGCAGAAGATTGCCCGCATCCGTGATCGGTTTGACGGTTGTATCTCATGCCATATGCCAGCCAACTACGGCGGTATGTGGCACGGCTCACACTTTAGGCCAGCCGGGAATAATGCTGCTGTTCAATTCCATCTGTGGAATATCCACAAGGCTTGCGCACAATGCAACCTACACAAGAGCGGTAACTTGTCAGCCTACCGTCCGCGCCTGATTGAGAAGATCGGTGCCGACAAAGTAGCTTGGCTTGAATCTCAAAACCAAGTCGTCAAAACCAGTGTGCCTTACCTCATTCGGTTCAAGGCCGTGATGGGTAAGAGGCTGCGTAGACTTGAGAAGCAAATTGCTTTACACAACTAAAACTAGATAATTGAAAGCATAACTATGACCTACACTCAAAAAGTTGTGATTGGTGCTGCAACGTTGTATCAAGGTGACTGCATGGCTTACATGCCAGGTGGTGGAGGGCAAGCGTAAATGAGCGAATGGATTAACAAATGTCACTTCGGTGATTGCCTTGAAACGCTTCAGCGTATGCCTAATGGCATCGTCAATACCTGCGTAACAAGTCCTCCATACTTTGGCTTGCGTGACTACGGCAATGATGGGCAGATTGGGCTAGAAGCTACGCCTGACGAGTTCATTGCAAAGCTGGTGGCGGTGTTCCGTGAAGTGCGCCGGGTGCTGCGTGACGATGGGACGCTGTGGCTGAACATTGGGGATAGCTATGCCAACAATACATCTGCTGGTGATAAAACTTTTGGGAATCCAGAATTTAACAAAAACCGTCCGAGTAGGGCTGCCACAAAAACAGCATCAAAATCTGTTCCATATGGATGCAAGCCAAAAGACCTAATCGGCATCCCTTGGCTTCTGGCCTTCGCACTTCGCGCTGATGGCTGGTATCTGCGTCAGGACATCATCTGGCACAAGCCGAACCCTATGCCTGAGTCGGTGCAAGACAGATGCACTAAAGCGCATGAGTACATTTTCCTGTTGAGCAAGTCGGAGCGGTATTACTACGATGCGGGGGCGATTGCGGAGCCTTCAAACCCTGATTACAAGTCCAGATATGACTCTGACTTTACAGGCAGGCCGGGTCTTGTGATGCCAGATGGGAAGGCTCAGGGAATCGCTATAAAGGGGAGTAGGGAATGGAAGGAAACCCGCAACAAGCGCAGCGTCTGGACTGTGACCACTAAGCCATATACGGGAGCACACTTTGCCGTATTTCCTACAGAGTTAATCGAGCCTTGCATCCTTGCTGGCGCTCCTGTTGGCGGTGTAGTGCTTGACCCGTTTTTTGGTAGCGGTACTACTGGTCAAGTTGCACAGGCGCTAGGGCGTAAATACATCGGCTGCGAGCTAAACGCTAATTACAAGCCACTGCAAGACCGTCGCCTTGAGCAGCCATCGTTTGAGTTTGCGGAGGCCGCATCAGGTGCAGGAGGCTTTGCTGTGACTAAGGGTTTTCCCTCAGTGTAACACCTGTTACTCTGCAAAAAAAGTATTAAAAACAGTTGACAGCCATAGACTAGCTGTGTTTATAATTACCCTGTTGCAGTCGTGTGCAGCGAATGAAAGCCGTTACTCATGCATTGGCCTCCGGTTGGAGGACACGACCCAGTGCAGTAGTAACGGCTTTTTTATTGCCACGACTTCAACCGTACTCCGCACGTAGTAGCGCACTTGAATCGGTGGCTCGGAAGAAAAGACACGACAAACTCGACACCCCGGTTTGCCGTACCAGCCTGTTAGCGAGGGACTGGTGTAGTCATCGGGACAAAGGGTGGGATAACCAAGCTCGATGATGAATGAATCGCTACCTCCGGGGGACTGGGGTCAGGCACATGTCTGGTCTGGGTCAGGGTCTAATCCACCCCTTGGGGGAACTAGATGCGAAAAATGCAACAGTTGACTCACGCGGAAGTCATGTGTTATATTGGATAACCCTAACAAAACTATGGAAAACTGATGAAAAAACTGAACCTGGCGCTGATACGAATTGATGGTGATACGCAGGCACGGGAGGAGCTATCACAGGAAAAGGTGGCCGAATACGCAGAGCTAATGCAGGACGGCGTGGTCTTCCCGCCAATTGAAGTGTTCTTTGACGGCAGCGATTATTGGCTGGTCAATGGGTTTCACCGTTACTTTGCCGCAAAAAAAAACGGATTAGTAAGTATCGAGGTCATCATCCACATTGGTACGCTGGAAGAGGCCCAACTATTTTCCTGTGGTACAGACAAAGGGAACGGGTTGTCTTGGAATACAAAAGATAGGTGGCGCAATATCATGCGCATGCTCAAGCATCCCGTCTGGGGCTTGTGGACTAATGCAGAGATAGCACGGCACGTAGGCTGTTCCAAAATGACCGTAGGCCGGGTTAAAGCAAGCATGCAAGAGCCGGAACCCCAAACAAAGAAAAAATACCGGGACAAGCACGGTAAAGAGCAAGTCATTCAGACCAAAAACATTGGTCGCCAAAAAGAGAAAGAGAAAGAAGATGACGGCGAAGCCCACCGGGTTGTAGAACTTACCGATACCGTGAACGACTTGAGCAAAGAAAACCAAGCGCTGCGCGACAAGATAGCGATAGGCCAGTGGGATGCCAGCGAGATTGAAAAGATCGATGTTCATGACACCGTAGCTGAGTTGCGGGAGCAGATCCGGGTGCTGGAGATAGACAACAAGGCATTGCGTGAAAGTCGTGACATGTACCAGAACAGAAACGCAGAGTTAATGAAAACCGTCAAAGCATTGCAAAATAAACTGAAATAAAGGGCATTGCCCGACCCACACCGGAGGGATTCCGGCAGGAAATATCATGGAATTAAATCTAAGACAGCATCAGTTAGAGGTGATTGATGCGCTAAGAGAAGGCTTCAAGCAGGGCCACAAAAGTCAATTGCTGTATGCCCCTACGGGGTTCGGTAAGACTGAGGTGGCTATCGCCCTTATGAGGGCTACAGCAGAGAAGTTAAAACGTGCGGCAATCGTGCTGGACAGGCTGGTATTGGTAGACCAGACCAGCATGCGTCTAACCAAGTACGGTTTAAACCATGGCGTGTACCAGTCAGGCCATTGGAAATTTGATCGAGGCGAACGGCTGCAAGTCTGTTCAGCCCAAACGCTGGAAAGCAGAGACGATTTCCCGGTGGTTGACCTGCTAATAATCGATGAATGCCATATCGCCAGAAAGCAGACAACCGAGTTTATTAAAGCTAACCCCGGCATCAATGTCGTTGGACTCACCGCCACACCGTTCACCAAAGGGCTAGGCAGCATCTATCAGAATGTCGTTTGTGGCGCGACAAATAACTGGCTGGTGGATAACCATTGGCTTACCCCTTTGAAGGTCTACATCGCCAAAGAAATCGACATGACGGGGGCTAAAAAGATTGGTGGAGAATGGAGCCAAGAGATTGCCACGACCAGGGGCATGCAGATCACCGGAGATATCGTCGAAGAGTGGATCAAGAAAACTCATGAAGTATTCGGCAAGCCACGCAAGACCATCGTTTTTTGTGCTGGCGTAGCGCACGGCGCAGACTTGGTGCAGCAGTTTGCAGAGAAGGGCTATAACTTTGTCTCGATATCCTACAAAGACAATGACGATTACAAGCGTGAAGCTATCGAGGATTTCAGCAAGCCAGATACGGAAATTCATGGCCTGATTGCCACCGACATTCTCACGCGGGGATTCGATGTTTCTGACGTGATGATTGGTGTATCGGCTCGGCCATTTTCCAAATCGTTTTCCAGCCACGTCCAGCAAATGGGACGGGTCATGCGCCCACATGAAGGGAAAGATTTTGCCTTGTGGCTTGATCACAGCGGTAATTTTCTCAGGTTTAGGTCAGACTGGGATGATCTGTACGTTGACGGAGTGTCAGATCTCGACACCAAAGAA